AGAATCGGGTTCTTCAGCATGATCCATTTCTACAATCCCACCTAAAGTAATATGTTGGGCTAACCGTGTCATGTCAAAAGCCCTAAATCCATCGGATTCAAAGGTAAACCCAAATTCTCGAATCTTACGTTTTGCTCTTTGAACAAACAAAACTATATTATCTACGCGAACAGGTGTTATTTGTGCTGATCCGTGTGTTGTTTGTCGGCGGACAGTAACATCTGACGGAGTAATAACTGCCCCTGTAGATGAAGGAATCCATTCACCGCCGGTAGTCCCAATAGATAAAGTATCTTCTCCGGCTGACATCCATCGGATAGCATTTACGTTATCCGCTGAAATAGTAAAATCTAACGCGTCGTCATCTTGTACCGTTCCATCAAAAGTACCCGCAGTAGGGTCACTATCTGGGGAATGGTTTTCAAAATCCCCTGTTTGAGAAGCCCAAAATGTTTGCGGCTGGTCTGTATTAGCCGCTACATATAGTCGTTGTTCAAAAAAAGCCCCTGTTGAGGGATAACCAGTAGTACCTGACCAAGCACCAAGATGCCATTCGGTTTCTGCGGTAGTGACCGAAAAGGTTCTCTCCACATCCACGATAACACTAGTTGTCCCACCAACAGCGGTTATTACTGCCCACCCCCAATTAGTAGTCGAGTCATCAGTTAATCTTATTGCGCGCCCTATATCGGTCGCTATAAAACCCTGCCCATCATTAATCCCCGCAGTAGAAGAAGCGGTTATAGTAACCCCTAATCCCGTAGCGGCGGAGGCAGTTAAAGTTGTAGTCGTTGCGTTTTTTGGGAGCCAAGGGCCGTCTTGCCACGGGACTTCAATTAATGACCATGTAGTGTGTCCCCGTCTTTCTAATCTGTAAGTGGGGTAATCAACATGAAACATATATAGAATATCTGCGGATTGTGGCCCTTCTATCTGGTATAAATCTGCTTCGGCGTAAGGAGTAACTAATTCTACAGGTGCGTTATCTAGTAATGCAACATTATCTATTTGAACTGTTTTTCCGAGTTCGTTTATAAACTGCACAAAAAAATTAGCCGCTGTAGCTGTAAAGGAGTAACTGTGGTATCCAACTTCAGCAATAAAATCGTCAACAATTTGTGTACCGGAACTTGATGTCCCTACTCGAAATAATACATAATCCCCCGGCGCACCAATAACTTGAAATTGTAAAACGTGTTCGAGGGCGGAAGAATTTGTTACCGTTTGTTCCGCATGGGCATTAGTAGTTCCGTTGGAAACTAAATTTAATCTGTTAGTAGTAGCGTCAAAAGCAATAGACGACCCGGCGCCCGAGTTGTCCGACCAGCTAGTAATGCCTGATGTAAATGTTCCATTAGTTATAGACGCTGTAATATTAGGAACTGATATTTGCCCTTGGTCTTTAAAAAACCTCATATAGTTATTTCCCATTTCTATGATGTAACTCTGAGAAGTGGAAAATTGAAATTTTTTAAGTCTTGATTTTATTGTTGCCCCGGTTTTAGTTGAAGCAATATATCGAGTCCCGGCTCGGCGCATAGCCCCGCCTTCAGACAACGGGACAAGATTCTCCATTGTTTCCAGACCACTAGGGTATTTATTAAAATCAACCCGAGAGGCAAGGCGGGGAGATAACTCCCCCGTATTCATAGAAGGAGTAATTGGGTGAACTTTTGCCATTATCGAAATCCATTTCTAGAATTGGCCCAACTACCTCGAGGCCGAGGTTCCGGGAAAGAATTTATGGCATCAATTGATTTTGCTTTAGCTAAATCTTTTGTTGCCCTTTTTGAAAGTTGGTCTTCTAGCACATTAGAATTTGCAAGAGGTATAGCTAAATTTCGGGCAAGTGCCGAGGCTAACGCTAATCGAAAAGACGCGGGCATTAAATTAGGGTCAGTTTCTTTTTTAACGTAGGTTAAAAAAACTGTAGTCCTGTCAGTCGCTAAAACTTTTTGGTTTGACAACTGTTCTTCCCTGTAATCTATCGTTCCGTGACCAGCATCATTATCATGCACGGAAATAGTATACGCCCAATTAGCTGGGAGAGCATAAGCAAAATCAAACCCAAAAGCCGGGGTTGCAGATAGTTGTGCTAACTCTACCCGTTGTGTAGCAAAATTCCACGGATACTCGAGCATGTCATCTCGAATTTCATCGTAAATATCGTTAACAGCGTTTGCGTTTGGTGTCGCTTGGGTCAACGAAGTAATTCGAGTCCCCCCAACAAGTCGTAATGCAACATTAGCTATATCAGTTTCACTGGGCATGAGATACTCCTTTTATGCCAAAACAGGTAACGGTTTATCCCCCCGAGCTACTGCATGGGCTTCTTCTTTATTTTCAATTTCGCAAATGGGTTTTCCATTAACCGAAACAATATATGCTTTTTTTCGTAAATTCCATGTTACCTCACCAGTACCGAGGATAAATTCTGGTAAAGCGGTCTCTTCTTTTTCTGGTGTTATTTTTGGTTCGGGGAAGCGATTTATTTTTGGGCTTAACGGATTAAAGACAACGTTATGACCCGTTTTTGTATTTTGAACTTCTAAAATAATACCTTCGTATAGCGCTAACACCCTTTTATTTTTAATTTCCATCATGCGGATAATGTCGCCAGCCATTAAATTTCCGCCTAACGGGTCAAAAAAGCCCGGGTTAAAACACTCTTTTATTTCGTGGTGTTCACAAATATAATTCCACACTTTTCCGAAATTCCCGTCTTCGGGTTTGTTTAGTTTATTAGATTTCGCCTTTAACATAAAGTCTCCTTAAAAAGTGGATATACGGGCTTCCCCAACAAGGAGGAGTGGAAAAAAGAGAAGCCCGTACTCCACATTAAACTACTTAGTCTGAATCCGCATAAGTGGCGTTCAGAACATTATCAGATATATCGACCGCGCCGGAGGAGACAGCATTAACTATATGCAAGCCCATCCCGGCTATTGTACCGGTGCGGACAGCAGTTGTCCAATCAACGGTATAAATTAAGTCGCCAACCTGAAAGATCTGGTCGTCATCGTCGTTATTAAAATACCCAGCCGCATCTACAGCCGTAGATGCTTCCAAAGTATCGTAACGCCAATGATTAAAGCCATTATACGAACCCATATTAGTCAGATCTGCCGCTATAAACGCCATGTCTGTCTCCTAATCTAAGGTTCAAAAAACAATTGAGGGGCCAAAGCCCCCCAATCAAGTTACGAAGTTGGGATAGCGGCTGTATCATCAAGGTTTCCCTCGATAACTCCACCGTCATCAATTAGTACAGAATTACCGGACATTGCGTGGTTCACAAAGTGAGCCGCCCGATCACCGTGCCATGTGATATCTGCGCCAATAGACGTTTCACCAGACATGGTTCCCGCAAGATTCCCGGGAGATTTACCGGACGCATACCCAATAGCCGATTTATTATATACGAAAATTTTAGATGTAGCTGTTCCTACACCCGGATTTCCGGAATGAACAGTCCACATAACTTGCGCCCACCGTTTCCAGTTACCAACAGCGGCCCCGTTATTGTAGACTTGACCATCAGCCCCAACATAGTCAGAGGATGCGAACTCTTGAATAGTAGATGCAATAGCCCACATTTTAGGGGACATAACACCATACATATTTCCCGGTTCGTACGCATCGTTACTGATTAGTGCTTCGACCATACCAAGCAAACCGTTTCTAGCGGCGGCAGATGAAGTCACTGTTACAGTAACAGTAGACTGGGATGTAGAATCAAGAGTTGTAAGAATTTGATCGTCGCATTTGCGACCAAGCGCTTTAGCACCACCGCGGGCGATAGCCATACGCTCATCAATGTTAATTTTTGCTTCATCCAGTTTATCAACCCAATCACCGGCGTAGAAATCAGCTAGTGTCGTGGAGATTGCTGTATGAGTTTGGTTCATCGGAGTAATTGTTCCGTGTCTTGCTTTAGTAGTAGCAACACCAGTTCCGATTTTCTGGAATGTTGCCACTGAACCCACAACATCAGATTTAAAGCGGACGGATGGTTTTAAAACCGAGCCTTCTCTCTGAAAAACGTCATGGACATCACGCTCATACTGCGTGATAAACGAATTAGTTATTGAGGTAGCCATTATAAGCCTCCAAAAGTAATAAAATAATAATAATAATACTAACTATGACATTT